ATTTGTATACGCGTTTCTTGAAGATGCACGCCAGAATAGAACAAGAACAAGAGTGGGCTAGGGCAGAAACGATACGCAGGGTTAGGTTAGCGAGGTGGGCAAGAGAGCAAGAAGAGATTAGGCATATCGAGACAACAAGTGGGATAATTGCAACAGTGTTTGTATCTCTATTTTTTGGGTGGCTAATGTGGCAACTGCGCGTCTTGTCGGATGGATTTTGACTGCGGTTGCGCTGTGTATTGTTGTAGGAACAACTTCGATGGCATACGTAGAAACCCTATATATGAAAGCGCAGCTTAAACGAGAAATTAAAGAGTTGCGTAGGCTTAAACAGGAACTCAAGGAAAGCAAATGAATGAATTATTCGGCTTACTCAAAGGTATCGCGCCCACGTTGGCAACTGCTGTTGCTGGTCCTCTGGGTGGGATGGCGGTGTCCGCTCTGGCTACTAAATTTGGTGTTGCCGATTCTGTCGAATCCGTTGCAAAAGCGATTGCTGGTGATCCACAGGCGGCTCAAAAACTTCAAGAACTGGAGTTAGAGTACGCAAAACTAGATGCCGCCGACAGAGATTCTGCCCGCAAGAACGAACAGGCTTTAGCCACAAGCGAGCACACACCCCTGCTTAATAAGTCCGTAACGCCTGTCTTGGCGCTAGTAGTTGTCATTGCTTGGGGTTTAATCCAGTATCACTTATTGACTCACGTTGTGCCTAATGAGATGCGTGAGATTATCATCCGTGTATTGGGTACATTAGATGGCGCGTTAGTTATGGTATTAAGCTACTATTTTGGTGCAAGCCATAAACACTAATATGCAGCTCTCAGAACATTTCACCCTAGAAGAAGCCACGTATAGCGAAACGGCTATTCGGATGCACATTAACAACCAGCCCGATGAACGCCAACTGGCAAACATGAAGTCGGCGGCTAAACAACTGGAGGCAGTCCGAAATGTCACAGGCGCTCTTCGTGTTAATTCTTGGCTACGCTTGCCCGATGTTAATGTGGCTGTTGGTGGCTCTAAAGTATCCAGTCACATGGACGGGTGGGCTATTGATTGCTCTTCTTCTGCTCATACTCCTTACGAACTATGTCAGCTTGTTTTGAAGGCAGGAATTAAGTTTGATCAGATGATCCATGAGTATGGGCGTTGGATGCACATATCGTTTGCGCCTGAGATGCGTCAGCAAGCATTGACAATTTTTAAACCAGAAGGTAAATACAAGGTTGGAATTTGGACTGAAGCCGAGTACCATACAAAGTAATATGCCATTACAGAAAATACAACTAAAGCCCGGCGTTAATCGTGAAAACACGCGCTATACAAATGAAGGTGGTTGGTATGAATCCGACAAGGTACGCTTTCGTCAAGGCACGCCTGAGAAAATTGGTGGGTGGCAACGCATTTCTTCTGCTACTTTTTTGGGCGTCTGTCGTTCTTTGTGGAACTGGATTACGCTGGCTTCTTTGAATCTATTGGGAGTAGGCACTAACTTAAAGTTCTACATCGAGAGTGGCGGTGCATATAACGACATCACACCGATTCGAGTAACTAACACGCTAACCAACCCGTTTACTACAGCTACATCCACTAACACTGGAATAGCCACAACAGTCACAGTAACCGATGCTAATGGCGGTTTTATTAACAATGACTACGTCACGTACTATATTCCGGGGGCGGCATCCGTTACGTTTAACGGAATCACTATTACAAGTAACACCCAATATCAGCTTACCTATGTGAGTGCTACTACATACACCATATCCGTTACGGGCACAGCCAGCGCTAGTTCCGCTGGTGGCGGAACAATTTACGCGGTCTATCAAGTTAATACTGGCCCTTCTTACAGCGTGCCGTTAACGGGTTGGGGGTCTAGCACTTGGGGGTCAGGTTCTTGGGGTATTGGCACCACAACAACAGACGCGCTTCGCATATGGAACCAGATAAACTGGGGGCAGAACCTGCTGTACGGACCTCGCGGCGCACCACTATATTACTGGGACGCTATACAAGGCGTAACTGGGCAGGGAGTGACTATGACAATTGCTACCCCTTGCGTGGTGACTTCTGCTGTGGCCTTCCCTGACGGCACACCTATTACGCTTTCTACAACGGGGTGGTTACCGACGGGATTAGTTCCGGGCGTTACTTACTACACCAAGTATATTTCAACCTATACATTTAACCTTGCGGCTACATCAGGTGGGGCATCCATAAACACAACTGGTACGCAAAGTGGTACACAAAGAATAACCCAGCGTGGATTATTGCTGTCTTCCTTAACAGGCTCGGATGGCTACACCCCACTATTTCAAAATACATTTACTGTGTCAGATGCTAGTCGTTTTGTGCTTGTTTTTGGTACAAATGACTACGGAAGCACTGTTCTTGACCCCATGCTGATCCGTTGGTCAGACCAAGAATCTTTGACTACATGGTATCCCGCAATCACTAACCAAGCAGGTAGTGTGCGGCTATCTCATGGCTCGAGAATAGTTACCACTGTACAAAGTCGTCAGGAGATTTTGGTTTATACAGACCAAGCGGTTTATTCTTTGCAATACCTTGGACCTCCGTATGTGTGGGGGACTCAGCTTCTTGGTGACAACGTGTCTATTGCTGGGCCGAATGCTGCGACGCTTGCATCCGGAGTTACCTATTGGATGGGCGTAGACAAATTTTATAGATACGATGGACGGATTCAAACTCTGCGTTGTGACTTACGCCAGTTTATTTATAGCGACATTAACCCACAACAATACGACCAAGTGTTTGCCAGCACCAATGAAGGCTTTAATGAGGTGTGGTTCTTCTATTGTTCTGAAAATTCAATAACGGTAGATAGATACGCCGTGTATAACTACTTTGAAGATGTTTGGTACTACGGAACGATGGCTCGCACGGCTTGGCTCGATACTGGGCTGCGTAACTACCCGTTGGCGGCAACATACAGCTATAACGTCGTTAATCAAGAATACGGTGTAGACGACAACGAAACCGGTACTACTTTACCTATAGAAGCGTCCATAACCTCTGCCCAGTTCGATATTGGGGATGGACATAACTTTGCGTTTGTTTATCGCATGATTCCGGACATGACCTTCCGTGGGTCTACAAGTGGCACAACGCCGCAAGTGACTATGTATTTGCAGGGGCTAAACAACTCTGGTTCTGGCATAACGCAGACAGGCAACGCTAATGTGACGTATACAGGGACGGCTCCAGCCGTTATTAATGTAGATCAGTTTACAGGCCAGTTGTATATTCGTGTGCGTGGGCGTCAGATGCAGATGAAAATCACTTCTAACAATATTGGTGTGCAGTGGCAACTTGGCGCTCCCCGTATCGACATCAGACCGGATGGACGTAGATGAGTTTTATTGTTACATCAGAGTTCCAACTCAACCGCACAGTTGCACCGCGTTTACCTGCGGCTACGCTTGAGTACGATATTAACTACATAAACCAGTTAAACAACGTTTTGCGGTTGTATTTCAACCAGATTGACAATATCTTAGGCCAACTTAGTACGGCTAGTGGAGTAATCCCAGCGCTTACTGTGTATACAGTAGCTACGCTACCGAGCGCGGCAACTTCTGGTATAGGGGCTAGAGCTTTTGTATCAGATGCTTTGGCCCCCGCATTTGGCTCAACGGTAGTTACTGGAGGCGCTGTAAAGGTGCCTGTTTATTCCGACGGAACTGTTTGGAAAGTTGGGTGAACATGATAAACTCGATTAACCCCCTATTTATGAGGCAAAAATGAGCCTACAACTTGCTGCCCAACATATAGCCCACAAAGGTCGTGGACCTGACACTACGCTTGTCCACATGTCTCGTGATGAGGTAAAGAGCCTTAACAACTTGGCTATGGCACATGGGGGTCAATTAACTATAAACCCTGAGACTGGCCTGCCCGAAGCGGGCTTCTTATCTGCTATCTTGCCTTTAGTGGCGGGTGCGGCTTTGGCTTCTACTGGCGTTGGCGCTCCTATGGCTGCAATGATGGTTGGTGGTGGTAGCTATTTAATGAACCCAAACAAAGGATTAATGGGCGCTTTGTCCGCAGGTATGGGTGCGTATGGTGGATACGGTCTAGGAGAAGGTTTGACAAGTTTAGGTGCTAATTCAGAAGCAGGGCTTACATCAACTGGTGCTTCTACCGACTACGCTGCACAGAACGCCGAAACTATAAAGAATGCACAAGCGTTCGAGCAGGCAAAACTGGCACAGAACGCCGAGGCTGTTAAAGCCGCGCAAGCACAAACAGACTTATATTCAGATTTTGGCCCTAGAGGGGAGTTTACAAACGCAAGCGCGCCACTGCCTACTAGCCCCGGCGGTATGGAAGTCGCAGCTTCAACTCCTGCTCGACCCCCTATTGGCGCTGACTATGAGCAAGTAATACCAAAAGATAGCCTGCTTCGAAACCCACTGACTGAAAACC